GTCACCCGGGTCCCATACATAGTGCAAGCAAGATTGATATAATACTTAGCAACTGGGGCGTATTTCGAGGTGGGAGAAATAAAAGAAAGAGTGTCTCTAGCTGAACGCCAAGTTTCAGCAGTTGACACGCCACGCTGCAGTAAAATGCGACAGCGATAGGCAAGGGAATGAGCAGAAATAAATAAAGAGGATTTGCCAAATGTCCAGCCACAGAAAGGACCATCATCAGACCAGAAAGGCTTAAACTTCATCGTCCATTGCGAAGAGCGGAAGTTGCGGTCCTTAGGGAAATGGCCACAAACTATGGCATCATCACCGGAGAAAGCCATAACAGTCCCTTTAGGCAAATCGAAATATAGCGTGGTAATAGCGATATTCCGATAAGTGTTCAGGAGCCATGTATACCGATCACCAGAAGCCTGCATAACCGGGAAGGGGCCCAAATGCGTGAAAGAATTCAACTTGCGATGAATATAGCCTTGAACGTAATGCTCCGGGAAACCAAGCAATTCCATCAAAGGCACATCAATGCCATACATGAACTCATACTCACAACCAGCGTCCCAGCCAGTCACATCATTCCCAGTAACCGAGCGAGACTTGTCCCAAGTGGCTGCATACCAATCCATAAGCTCCTGCGTAGACAGACGAGAGTTAAGCAGAATGTTCTTGTCCAACAGGTGCCGCAGTGTCTTCTCCATATACAAGGCATACGGGGCGTCCTGGAGCGTAAGGCCGACGTGAGCATCTGTAACAATCTGGCCCTTCTTAGGCGCAGCGCCACGAGCCTCCAACTTCTTGATCCATTGGCCTTTCAAGAAGGTAGGAAGGTACAGCAACGTGGAACCAGGATCCCATTTGTTCAAAACACCAGCCAAACCCGAAGCGGTTTTGCCTGTAGCCCAAGTGGAAACTGATTCCTGCACGCACTCAGAGAAGACATCAGCGCTAAAGTCAGGGACAATCTCAGTATTGAGATGCCGTGATAACGCCGACCAGAGCTGCTTAGCACGCTTCCGGACACGCCGGTCCCTGAGAGTTGGTTGCACCCTAGGACGGACACGCTCATTCATGCTCCAGGAGTAGAGTGTTTGATCCGTACCACGATGATGTTGCGCTTCCTCCGGTCCGAACGGCTCATATACGGAAGTAGGCTCATGGTGGTCTTTAAACACCCGCTCCGACAAATGATTGGCCTGTGCTACCGTAACAGTAAGGATCGGGTCGAAAAAATCCTCAATACGTAGGCAGGGAATTGGGTGCGGAGGTCCTTCGGATACCGGACGTCATTAGGGTCAAAAGGCACGTACAAGCCAACTCGCTCCAACTCGTTAGCCTTTGTGGTACGGTGAACCTTCCTATTGATAGAGGAGAAAGCACCGTGAGAACCAGTAGTAGGTGAAAAGCTACGGGGAGTAAGGAGATGCTGCAACGGTGAATTACGCCAAGACTCCAAAGTTGCCGGAGTGGGACGATAATAACCTGCCTGATTCAGATAGAGGTTATTGAGGCCCAAAAAGTTGGCACAATTATTCCCAATGCTGTTAGCCATATGCTG